GCCGAAACCAGCCCGGCGGCCACCGTGGCGGGTGGGCTGACCGGCGGGGGTGGCGCTGGATGCGCCTTCGCTGCGGGTACTGGCGCCGGTGTGCCGCAGGGGTACCAGGGCAGCGCGGCGGTGGCCGCTGCGACGGCAGCGGAGCGCCCTGCGACGAGCGCTGGCAAAGGGCAGCTAACCCTGGGGGCCGGTTCGATTCCGGCTGCCCCCGCCACCGATATTGTGCTGCTGGGCGAGCTGGTCGCGCCGGTGCAGCATGCCACTGATGCCGACCTGGCGCGGATCGAGCGGGCGCGCAAGATCATGGCGGCGATCCAGCCGCTGATGGCGCTGCCGGACCGGCACCGGGGGCGGCGGGCGATGGCGGAGGCGATTGCCCGCGATCTGGGCGTGAGCTTCCAGCAGGTTTACCGCTACGAAGCCAAGGCCCGCGTGGGCGGGCTGGATGCGCTGGTGCGCATGGGGAGCCGGGCCGACCGGGGCACGGCGCGGGTGGTGGTGTCGGGCGAGTTCGAGGCCTGGGCCGCCGGGATGGTGGCGGCGTGGCCGTCGGGCGGGTTCGACGTGGCGCGGCTGGCGGACATGCTGCGCGCCAAGGTGCGCGGGGCATGGACGGGCGGTGCCAACGGGGAGCGGCAGTGCTGGCTGAAGGCGACGGCCTGGCTGGCGAAGGACTTGCGCGCGGCGGGCTGCCCGGATGGGTGGCTGGCGCGGCTGCTCTCCCTTCCGGTGGCGCGGCGCTTCGTGTCCGCCGAGGGGCAGCATTTCCGGGTGGCGGGCAAGAGCCTGCGCGATGGCAAGGCGATCTACGACGACAACTTGACGCCGGTGCGGCGCACGGCGCAAGCCTACCTGCCGGGAGATCTGGTGTGCGGCGACATCTCGCCTCTGGACATCCCATGCCTGCGGCCCGATGGCTCGACCATGTATGCCCGGATGATTTCGTGGCACGACGTGGCGACGAACTGGTTGTGGATCGACCTGTTCCCCGTCGAAAAGGGCGAAGGGGTGCGGCGCGAGCACGTGGCGGCGAGTTTTGCGCGCATGTGCGAGCAGGCCCCGTTCGGGGCGCCGAAGCGCCTGTATCTGGACAACGGATCGGAATACAAGTGGGACGACATGCTGGATGCCTGGCACCAGCTGGCGACGCTGACGGGCCAGCAGATGGCCTACGAGATTTCCGCCCTGCTGCCCGAGGCCGGGCGGCTCACGCGGTCGATTCCCTTCCACCCGCGCGGCAAACGCATCGAGGGGCAGTTCGGGAATCTCCGCCACTGGCTGGCGTGGTGGATGGGCTACGTGGGCGGCAACCGCATGACGAAGAAGATCGTCACGATGGGCAAAGGGGTCACGCCCAGCCGCTTCGAGGAGGTGGCGGAGTGGCTCAAGGCGGAGATCGCCGACTACCACGTCACGCCGCAGCCGCGAGCCGAGCACATGGCGGGACTCTCCCCGCAGCAAAAGCTGGAGCAGGCGCTGGCAGGCGGCTGGAAGCCTGCGCGCATCGACCGGGGGCTGCTCATGCTGGCGTTTTCCGAGCGGCAATGGCGCACCGTCACGCATGGGCGCGTGTCTTGGGGCGGGCGGTGGTACCGGTGCGACGCGCTCATGGGCGTCGAGGGCAAGGTGCTGTGCGCCAAGCCGCGCGTCTATGAGACCTGGGCGGACATGCTCTTCGTGTTCGACCGCCAGGGCCGCCGGATTGGCGAGGCGGTGCCGGAGTATCTGTTCGGCCTGCTCGACCCCGCCGGGGCGAAGGAGGCCGGGCGCAGGCGGCAGGCGCTGCGGCTGCTCAATGCCGACAAGCTGGAGCAAGCCCCGCCGCTGGATGTGCGGGAAGTGTCGGGCCTGCGGGCCGAGCTGCTCGGATTGGATGCGACGTTGCAGCGCGCGGCAGATGCCGCCGTGGAGGTGGAGCCCGCCGAAGAAGCGCGGCTGATGATGAACCGCATGCGGCTGGTGAGTGAGCAGGCGCAGGCCGCGCAGCGGCGGGCGGAGGCTGCGCGCGACGCCAACAGCCTGGCGCGGCTGGCGCTGGAGAGCGAGGAAGAGCGCGCGCTGCGGGTGATGGGTTTTTGACACAACCAACGGCAAGGAGAAAACATGGCAAGGCAGATCAGAGAAACCAAAACCGTCAAGGAAGCGCTGCTGATCGCGGATGCGGTGATGCAGGCCACCCACCCGATCGGCGAGATCGTGGGGCCGCCCGGCACTGGCAAGACCTTTTGCGGAATCGCCGTCGCGCAGCGGCGCGGCGGCATGCGGCTGGTGGCCTGGGAGGGGATGACGCGGCACCAGTTGGCGGCGGAAGTGGCGCGGGCGATTGGCTTGGAAGGACCGGGTGTCGTCGACCGGCTGCTCAAGAGCCGCGCCGAGCCCGATCAAGACACGCGGCGGTTGATCGTGCTCGATGAAGCCAACAAGCTCGGATGGCGCGCGCTGGAGCTGGTGCGCTACCTCTCCGACGAATGCAACCTCGCATTTTTGCTCATCGGCACAGAGATGTACACGCGCAAGTTCACCGACGGGCGCACGCGCGACATGCTGCTGCAACTGGGCAGCCGCATCGGAGCCAAGCGCATCACCACGCGGCACATGGACCGCGCCGAGACGGTGGCGCATGTGATGTTCCCCAAGTTCGGCAAGGACATCGACAAGGAGGTGGCCACCGTGTTCTGGCAATACGCGCGGCGGGGGAACTTCCGCGAGGCGGTGGAGCTGGCCGACGAATGCCTGCGCATCATGCAGACCAACACCATGCAGACGCTCACGCCAGCCGTGCTGGAACTCGCGCAAAAGTGGATGGCGAACCGTCAGGTGGCGGGGAGTGATGCGTAATGCGTCTGCAAGACATCGCCGACGTGCTCGGCTGCAGCAAGGCGACCGCCAGCCGGGTGGCGCGGGGGATTTATGACAAGGAGTCGGATTTGCCCGCGCGGTATCAGGCCCTGGTGCGGCTGATCGATGAGGCGCGCGCGCAGGCCGCGCCGGAGCGCATCTGCCAGAGCTGCCCGCGCGAGGACTGCACGGGCTGCCGCGTGGCGGAGTTGTGAGGTTTTGAGGGCGTTGTCTGAATCCCCTGGCCGGGGGAGCGGGCGAAGAAAAGGACTGAAATCATGGCAAAGGTGAGCAAAAAAGTGGACGCGGTGGCCGAGGCGACCGGGGTGGAGACCAAGAGCGGCGCGCCAGCGGCGTATATCGAGCCGCATGGCGGCGGCGAGCGGGTGCATGCGGTGGCACCGAACCTGGTGCGCGAAGCCATCCGCGCCTGGGGCTTGATGCGGCGCATCGAGGAGCTCGAAGCCGAGTTCAGAGAAGTCAAAGAGGCGCTGGCGCAGGGCCTGGGGACGGGCGTGTCGCTGGTGGTGACGGGGGTGTGCCGCGTGAGCGTGGCGAGCAGCACCACCGTGAGCGTGGCCGATGTGGACAAGCTGCGCGCGCTCTTGGGCGAGCGTTTCGGCGACCTCGTGACCGAGACGGTCAGTTACAAGCCGACCGAGCAGCTGATCGAGATGAGCGCCGATGGCGACGACCCGATGGCACCTGCTTATCGCGCGGTGCTGAAGCTCCGGCAGAGCCGCGTGGTGCGAATCACGGCGGAGAAATGAGGCCATGGACGCGGTGATCGAACGACCGGCTGCGGTGAAGACGCCTAGCAAAAGCTACAAAAAACAGCTCGACGCAGACCATCGCCGAAAGGAACTCTGGAAGGCCTTGCTGGACGAAGGCGGCTACTGGAGCGCAGAAGAGCTGTGCCGCCTGATGCCTGAGCGCGATGCTAGAAAAACCTACAGCAAGAGCGGTGTAGTTCGCCTCCTGCACAACCTGGTGCGCGACGGCTGCGCGGTCTCGAGACCGAACATTCTCGGCGTAGAGACCTTCGGCGTCACCACCCTGTGCCGGGAGCCGGAATGAGCCTGCTCACACCAGATCAAGTGGCGATGGTCGTGCGCATCCGCAATGGCCTGTCCGACCGCTGGGACGCCGAGCGGGTGGAGGCGGCGCTCAAGCGGCTGCGGGCGTGCGAGCAGGCGCTGGCCCCCGTGGCCGCGCGCTGCCACTGCGCGCAAGCCTTCGCCGCGATGTCCGTGCTGCTGCCGCAGGCGCGGCTGCCCGGAGACCCAAGCACCGAATCCATGGGCTGAGCCAGCCCTGCCACCCCTGCCCGGCGTGCCGGGCAGCGGCGGCAAAGTAGGAGACTCAACATGCCTGCCATCAAAGACCGACGACGCGCACTGATCGCCCAGGCGCATCTGGCCGCCAAGCAAGCCGGATGCGCGAGCGAGGAAGACCGCCGCGCCATCCAGCAGATGGTGACCGGCAAGGCGAGCTGCGCCGAGATGACCGAGCGCGAGTTGGTGCGGCTGATCGACCACTGGGGGCGCATGGGGTCGGACGTGCGGGCCGCAGCCCCACGGGTGGCGGACGCGCCGGGGATGGCCACGCGCTGGCAATTGGCCACCATCGAGCGGCTGGCGTGGGAGCTTGGGTGGGAACAAGGGCTGGACGATGCGCGGCTGCTGCGCTTTGTGCAGCGCACCGCCAAGATCGACGCGGTGCGCTGGCTGGAGAAAGACGCGGCATCGGCCGTCATCAGCGGGCTGATGCGCTGGAAGCGCCAGCGCCGCCGCGCGGAGGCGCGCGCATGAGGCTCGGACGCTGCCCGGTGTGCCATGCACATCTGCACCTGGACGCCCTGGTGCAGGATGAGGCGGGGCGCGAACTGCTCGGATTGTGTGCGACGTTGCCCGATGATCTGGGCCGGGCGCTGGTGGGCTATCTGTCGCTGTGGCGACCGGCGCGCGGCGACCTGGACCATGCCCGGGCGCTGAAACTCGCGCGCGAGGTGCTGGCGCTGGACCCGGATCCGGCGCGGCTGGCGTTGGCGCTCTCCGAGACGGTGGAGAGCCTGCGCGCCAAGGGCGAGGCGCGGCGGATGACGAATCACAACTATCTGCGCCGGGTGATCGAAGGCACGCCCGCGGCAGGAAGCCTAGCGGTCGTCGAGCGGTCAGCCACCCCGCAGCGCGCGGCCAAGCCCAGCGCCACGGTGGATGCGGTGATGCGGCTGGAGGCGATCAAGCGCGCGGCGCGTGACGGGGGTGCAGCATGAAGGGCGCGCCCGGCTGGCTGGTGGCCGAGGTGGCCGAGGGCTTGCAGCGCCTGCTGGTGCTGCGGCTCGAAGGGACGCCGCCAGCGGACGCCATCGACGGCGTGGTGCTGGCCTGGTGCGATGCGCTGCTGGCACGCGGTGTCCACTGGAACGAGGCGCAGGATGCGCCGCGCATCCGGCAGGCGTACCGGTCGCTGGCCGCGCATGCCACGCGCTGGCCTGCGCCAGCGAACCTGTTGGAACACCTGCCGAGCAGGCCGCAGCCAAAGCCGCTGCCGCCACCGGAGATGAATGAGAGCAAGAGGGCTGAAGTCAAGGCGATGCTGGCCGAGCTCGCCGCCAAGATGAGGATGCGGTGATGCTGCATGCAGCAAGACTTGAGAAAAGCCCGCGCTTGCAGCGGGTGTTGGAGGTGCTGATGACCGGGCGCGCCTTGAGCACGCTCGACATCGTGGTGGAGGCCGGGGTGTGCGCGGTCAACTCCTGCATTGCGGAGCTGCGCGCCAACGGATTTGACATTCGCTGCTGGCGCGAAGGCGATGTGTGGCTGTACCGGCTGGAGGGTGCGCATGGCCCTGGCTGATACCCGGCTGCTCGAGAGCCTCGTGGGCCGCGAGGCGCTCGAGGTGCTGATCCAGACCTGCGGCGGGCTGTCGGTGCCGATTCCGAAGCGGCTGCCGCTTTCCGGCCCGCTGTGCGACCTGCCGCAGCACGCGCAAGAGGCGCTGGTGCGCTACGCCGGAGGAACCGAGCTCTACATCCCCAAGTGCGACGGCGCGCGTAGAGAGGCGCTGTACCAGACCATTCGCGCCGAGTACGACGCGGGCGCGCGGGTGCAAGACCTGGCGCGCAAATACCGCTTCACCGAACGCTGGATCTACGAAATCCTGGGCCGCCCGAGCCGCGAGGTGGCTCAAGAAAGCCTGTTCTAACACCGCCGGGTGAACGGTTTCGCGCTCGGATAGATGGCGCGAATGCGCCACGATGGCGGGCATGAAGCGCCTGCCCGCTGCTCTGATTGTGGTCTCCGCCGTCGCCGTCTCCGGCATTGCGGTGCGCGAGGGGTATCGCTCGCGCGCATATGACGACGGCGTGGGCGTGCAGACCGTGGGCTTTGGCAGCACGCGCCACCCGGATGGCACGCCGGTCAAGGCGGGGGATACCGTCACCCCGCAGCGCGCGGTGGTGATGCTGGCCAAGGACGCCGACCGCATCTGGCGCGAGGCGGCGGCCTGCATCGGCGACGTGCCGCTCACACAGGGCGAGGCCGATGCCTTCGCCAGCCTGGCCTACAACATCGGCGCACCGGCATTCTGCCGCTCCACCATCGTCAAAAAGCTCAAGGAGACGCCGCCGGACTACGCCGGGGCGTGCCGCGAAATCCTGCGCTGGAACCGCGCCGGTGGTCAGGTGCTGCCGGGGCTGACCAAGCGGCGCGAGTCTGAGTACAGGATGTGCATGGGGCAGAAACCGTGAGCTTGCGAGAGCTGATCAAAGACGAAGTCGGGGTGTGGCGTTGGCGCGACATCCTGACCACGTGTCTGGTGTGCTTTGTCATCGGGGCGCTGGCAGGCTTTGCCGCTGGCTATGCCTTCGAGCACCGCGCCCGCCTGGCAGAAGTCGCGCAGATCCGCGCCGAAATCGCCCGTGCTGAAGCCGCCGCCGCCGAGGAATCCCGCCGCCGCATCGAGGCCGCCAGCCGCGCCGCCGATGCGGCGCTGGCCGAAAAAGACCGCCGCATGCTCGAACTCGATGCGACAAACCGGAGACTGCGCCATGACCTCCAATCTGCCACCACGGGCCGCCCTTGCCTGTCTGCTGACGCTCGCGGGCTGCTCCAGCAATCCCCCGCTTTCGGGCTCAAGCTGCCCCAGACCACCGGCGGCGCTGTTGCAGCCCCTGCCGCCGCTGCCGCCGATTCCGGCGACGCTGCCCGCGACAGCACCGACGCCGACATCGCCGGGTGGATCATCGACGCCGCCGCGCTCTACGAGCAATGCCGATCACGCATCGATGCCCTCCGCCAGTGGGACGACGAGGTGAGCCGTGGAAGGTGATGTGATGCTCTCAGGTTTGAGCCTGCCCGCGCTGCTGGCGGTCGGTGGCGCGGTGCTGGGCGGGGTGTTTGCCCTACTCAAATGGTTCGCCGGGCGGCTGCTCGAAGACATCGACAAGCGCCTCTCGCGCATCGACGAGGTGGAGGCGCGGGTGGACAAGCTGCTGGCCGACCTGCCGCTGCACTACCAGCGGCGCGAGGATGCCATCCGCGAATTCACCGCGATCAACGCCAAGCTCGACCGGCTCTATGAGCTGCTGGCCCGGAGACATGACCATGACTGACCGCCGCATCGACGCCGCCATCGACACCGCCCGCGCCGAGCGCGAGACGCTGCGCTGGGTGATGCTGACCGCCCTGTGGCACGCGCGGCCCTACGGCACGAACGAATCCGTGCTGCTCACCTGCGCGCATGACATCCCGGTCTATGCCACGGCAGACCTGATCCGCCGCGAACTCGGCTGGCTGGAATCGCACGGCCTCGCGACCGTCGAGCGCAAGGGGCCGGTGTGGGCGGCCATGCTCAGCGCCCACGGCGAGGACGTCTACGACTACCGGGCCGAGGCCCCGGCGGGGCTGGCGCGCCCGCCGCGCTGGTGAGGCGCACCATGGCACGTCGCCCCAAGATCACGCAGCTGCCGCCCGAGCTGCGCGCGCAGCTCGAAAAGCTGCTGGCCGACCAGACCCACGGCGGCTATGAGGCGCTCTCCGCCTGGCTCGCCGAACAAGGCTACCAGATCGGCAAGAGCAGCCTGCACCGCTACGACCAGAAGCTCCAGCGCAGCATGGCCGCCATCCGCGCCAGCACCGAGGCGGCCAAGATCATCGCCCAGGCCAGCCCCGACGAAGCCGACGAACACTCGGCGGCGGTCATTCGTCTCGTGCAATCGGCCCTCTTCGACGCCATGCTCGCCGTGCGCGAGGCCGAAGACGCCGACCCGGCGGAGCAGGTCAAGCTCCTGACCCACGCCGCCAGAGCGGTGGCCGAAGCCAGCCGCGCGAGCATCGGGCAGAAAAAGTGGGCCGAGGAAGTGCGCGCCAAGCTCGATGCGGTGGAACGCGCCGCCGCGCGCGAGGGCAAGACGCTGGACGCGGCGACGCTGGAGGCGATCAAGCGGGGGTTGTATGGGGGGTGAACACAAGCCGGTTGCGCCGTTTCTCAAATACATCGGTGGCAAGCGCTGGCTGGCGCGGCGCATCGTCTCGATGCTGCCGGAGCATGTCTGCTACGTCGAGCCGTTCGGCGGCATGGGCGCGGTGCTGCTGGCCAAGCCCAAGAGCAAGGTCGAGGTGTGGAACGACATCGACGGCGGCCTGGCCAACGTGATGCGGGTCGTCAAATACCACCCGGACGCGCTGGCCGAGGAGCTGCGCTGGATGCTGATCCACCGCGCCGAGCGACTGCGCTGGTTGGACAAAGCGCCTGGCGAGACCGACATCCAGCGCGCCGCGCGCTGGATCATGGTGCGGCATAGCGGATTTCAGGGCGGCGCACGGAGAGGGTTTCGCGTTTCCAAGACCTTTGGGATCAAACCGCGCGATACGCTCATCGAGCAGATGCAGGCCGTCAGCCGTAGGCTGTCTGGCGTCATCATCGAATGCTTGCCGTGGCAGCGGATTTTCGATCTGTATGACTCGCCGCAGACGGTGTTTTTCTGCGACCCGCCGTATGCCGATGGCGATCAGGAGATGTACGACCATCCGTTTGACGAGGCCGATCATCGCGCGCTGCGCGAGCGTCTGGCGGCTGTCAAAGGTCGCTGGATACTGACCTACGGCGATCATCCGCTGATCCGCGAGCTCTACGCCGACTGCGCCATCGAGGAGGTGCGCCGTGTGCGCACGATCAATCAGTCTGCGCGGCGCGAGTATGTCGAGCTGATCATCACGCCATGACCGCCACCATCCTCTACCCCTACCAGCGCCGCTATCTCGCCGACCCGGCCCGCTTCAAGGCGGGCATGTGGTCGCGGCAGACGGGCAAGACCTTCACGACGACGCTGGAGGCGGTGCTGGACGTGCTGGAGGCCGAGGCCGAGGGGCGGGTGAGCCGCTGGACGATCCTGTCGGTTTCCCGCGACCGAGCGCTGGATGCGATGGACAACGGGGTGAAGCTGCATCTGCGCGCGATCGGCGCGGCGTTCGAGGCGCTGGATGTGCCTTTCGAAGCCGATGAACTCGCCCACCTGGTGCGCATCGGCAACCGTGGCAGCTACATCCGCGCCGTGGCATCGAAGCCCAGCACGGCGCGGGGGATGAGCGACAACCTGATTCTGGATGAGTTCGCGCACCACCAGGATTCCCGCGCCATCTGGACGGCGCTGCTGCCCGTGGTGTCGCGGCCCGATCTGAAGCTGCGGGTGATCTCGACGCCCAACGGCAAGGGAAACAAGTTCTACGAGATCATGACGCAGCCCGACGGGCTGTTTTCACGCCATGTGGTGACGATCTACGACGCGGTGGCGGACGGCCTGCCGCGCAACATCGAGGAACTGCGCCGCGCCATGGCCGACCCGATCGCCTGGGCGCAGGAGTTCGAGTGCCAGTTTGTGGACGAGGCGACCGCCTGGCTGCCCTTCGACCTGATCGACGGCTGCGAGGACGCGGCCTCTCCCGGCGAATACCAGGGCGGCCCCTGCTACGTGGGCATGGACTTCGCCGCGCGTGGCGACCTGACCGTGATCGCCGTGCTGGAAGCAGTGGGCGATGTGCTGTGGCTGCGCGAGTTGATCGAATTGCGTGCGACAAGCTTTGCCGCGCAGCTCGCGGAACTGGACCGGGTGATGCGCGACTACCGGGTCATCCGCGCCGCGCTCGACCAGACGGGACTGGGCGAGATGCCGGTGCAGGAAGCGCAGCGCCGCCACGGGCAATACCGTGTGGAGGGCGTGCTGTTTTCCCCGGCGAGGAAGCTCGACATGGCCACGGCCTTGAAGGAGCGCATGGAAGACCGCCGCATCCGCCTGCCGCAGGGCCATTTCGCCCTGCGCGTCGACCTGCACAGCGTGCAGCGGGTAGCGGGGCCGAATGGCAACCCAAGGCTGGTCGCCGAGCGGGAAAACGGTTCCCACGCCGACCGCTTCTGGGCGCTGGCGCTGGCGGCTTCAGCCGCTGCGCAGCCCAAGTTTGCCTACGGCTACGAGCCGGTCGGCGCGCGCAAGTGGTCGGGCAGGACTGACCCGGCGCTCGATGATGCGCCGATGGACAAGTGGAGGGATTACTGATGGACTTTAGGGCAGAAGCCAATCGGCTTGCTGATGCGCTTGACCATGGCGAGCTATATGAGTGCGTGGGCCTCGTCATCTACGGGTGGCGTGTCGCGGGCGGCGATGACCCGACGTCAGACGCGGCTGCATTGCTCATGGCGATGGCCGATGAGATCGAGCGGCTCCGCGGAGCATGTGCCTCGCATGGAGTGCCTGTATGACAGACCAGACCATACTGAAAACCGAACTTTCCGCCCCGGCGCTGACCGGCTTTCGGCAGGCGTGGGTGTGGCGGCCCCTGGCCAGTCTCACCCCGGCCCAGGTCGCGGAAATCCTGCGCACGGCGGCGATGGGCTACGGGCGGGACTTTTTGATCGCCGCAGCCGACATCGAGGAGAAAGACCTGCACTACCGCGCGGTGCTGCAAACCCGCAAGCTCGCGGTGGCGGGGCTGCCGTGGGATGTGCAGCCCGCCGATGAGAGCCGCGCCGCGAAGAAGGCCGCTGATCTTGCGCGCCGGGTGCTCGAGGCCATCGACCTGCCGGAACTCATGGTGCAGCTGCTCGACGCCCTCTCCAAGGGCTACTCGGTGGCCGAGATTCTCTGGGAGACGGACGGCCCCACCTGGGTGCCAGGTGCCATCCTGCCGCGCGAGGCGCATTGGTTCCGCTTCGACCGCGAGAGCGGGCGCGAGCTGCGCCTCATGGACGGCACGGCGGACGGGGCGGAGCTGCCGCCGTACAAGTTCGTCTGCCACACGCCCAAGGTCATGGCGGGCATTCCGATCATGGGGGGGCTGGCCCGTAGCGCCCTGTGGGCCTGGGTGTTCAAAAGCTACGCCCTGCGCGACTGGGCGGCCTTTGCCGAGCTCTACGGCCAGCCGATCCGGGTGGGCAAGTACGAGGCCGGGGCGACGCGCGAGGATATCGCAGTGCTCAAGCGCGCGGTGTTCGAGCTCGGATCCGACGCCGGGGCGGTGATCCCGGCGGGCATGGCGCTGGAGATCGTCGAGAGCGCGGCCAAGAGCGCCTCCGCAGACCTCTACCAGCGGCTGATCGAATACCTCGACCGGCAGGTGAGCAAGGCGGTGCTGGGGCAGACGCTCACCACCGACCAGGGATCATCCGGGAGCCTGGCGCAGGCCCGCGTGCATGACGAAGTGCGCGCCGACCTGATGCGCGCGGATGCCCGCGCGCTCTCGGCCACGCTCACCCGCGACCTGATCGCGCCGCTGGTGCGCTTGAACCTGCCCGATGCGCCGCTGCCGCGCCTCACGCTGATCGTGGAGGAGCCGGAGGACATGGCGGCGCTGGCCGATCAACTGGCCAAGCTCGCACCGCTGGGGCTACCCATCCCGCATCGCTGGGTGCGCGAGCGCTGGGGCATCCCCGAGGCCGCGCCGAATGAGCCGGTGCTGGGCGCGCCTGCCACGACTGGCGAACCATTGGCGAACCCAGGCCAAACTCCGGGTTCGCCATCGGCGCAAGCCGCGCATCGTCGCATGCAATCCGCGCAGGCCGCCGCTGGCGAGGCCGACCCGACCCCCATAGCCCCGCAGACCGACCGCATGGACACCGAGGCCGCCCCTGCATGGGCCGAGATCATGGACGGCATCAAGCGCATCGTGAACGAAGCGCAGAGCCTGGAGCAGCTGCGCGATGCGCTGCTCGCGGCCTATGGCGACCTGCCGACAGACCGGATCGCCGAGATCATGGCGATGGGCTTTGCCGCCGCAGACTTGGCCGGGCGCTTCGACGTGCGGCAGGAGTCAGCACCATGAGCGACGAAGCCGACCGCGCCGACCGGCTGATCGAAGCCGCGCTGCAAAACGCGCTGGCCGCCGCGCGCAGAAACCGCGGTCCCGAGGCCACGGGATATTGCCTGTGGTGCGAGGAGCCGGTGGCAGAAGGCCGCCGCTGGTGCGGCCCCGAGTGCCGCGAGGAATGGGAGCGAGCCCATGCCGCAGAGCGCCGCCGCTGATCCGCAGCTCGCCTTCATCTTCCGCCGCCCGTTCGACGAGCAGGTGGCGTTTTTTCGGGGCAAGCTCGGCAACCTCGTTCCTACCGAACGCTGGGACGACATCAAAAAGAGCGCCCACGACCGCGCCTTCATGGTCGCCGGTGCGGCCAAGGCCGACCTGCTGGCCGACCTGGCCGGGGCGGTGGATCAGGCGATTGCTGAGGGCGAGACGCTCGAAGCCTTCCGCAAGCGCTTTGCCGCGATTGTCGAAAAGCACGGCTGGCACGGCTGGACGGGCGAGGAGACAAAGGCGGGCCGCGCTTGGCGCACCCGCATCATCTACCAGACCAATCTGGCCACCAGCTATGCCGCCGGGCGGCTGGCGCAGCTGCGCGATGCCGGGTTCCGCTACTGGGTCTATCGGCACAGCGGCTCCGAACACCCGCGCCTGCAACACCTGGCCTGGGATGGCCTGACGCTGCCTGCCGATCATCCTTTCTGGCAGACGCATTTCGCGCCGAATGGCTGGGGCTGCAAATGCAAAATTTCCGGTGCCAACGGCCCCGAGACCGCGAAGCTCGTCGGCGGCAAACCCGGCTACACCGAGCCGCCCGCCGGGTGGGACGCGATCGACCCCAAGACCGGCGAGCCGCCGGGCATCGACAAGGGGTGGGGGTATATGCCGGGGGGGACAGCGGCTGACGATGTGGCGCGCGCGGTGGCGCGCAAGACGGTGGCCTGGCCCTATGAAGCCGCCAAGGCGTACATGGCGGATGTGCCCGTGCATCTGCGCGATGCGCTGGGCGCTGCCATCCGCAGCCAGCCAGAGACGGGCGAGGCCGCGCGCCGCTATGCCGAGCGGGCGCTGGGCAGGCGGGGCGGTCAGCCCATCGAGGGCGCGCACGTCGAGCCGTATCAGACGCTGGGATTGCTCACGCGCGCCGAGGCCGAGACTGTTGCGGGCCTGACCAATGCCGATTCGGTGCGTCGTGAGCTGTACGACTGGACGATCGGGCAGTATGCGCCCAGGCACATCCTCAAGGAACATGGAGACGCTCCGTCGGAAGCCGCGCGCGGGCAACGCGCGCCCACTGCCGAGGACTACGCGCGCATCCCGGAGATCATCCACGCGCCGGACCGCATCTGGACGGACGATGGTGAAACCGTGCTGATGGAAAAGCGGTTCACGACTGCCGACGGCAGCGAGGAGCGTGTCGTGCTGGTGTGGAATGTACTGAAGAAGCGCCGCATGCTCACGCTCACGTCCATGCGGATATACCGCCGCAGCCCCCGCGCTCAACGTCCATGACGTTCGGTGTATGAGACCGCGCCTCGATGGCCGCGACAGTCGCACAAGGATAGCACATGATCCGCATCGACATCGACGACCGCGAAGTGCGCCAGGCGCTCGAAGACCTGCGCCGCCGCGCCTCGGACATGAAACCGGCCATGCACACCATCGGCCAGGCGCTGACGGAAGGCAGCCGCGAGCGCATCCTCTCGGGCCGCGACTGGACGGGGCAGCCCTTCGCGCCCAACAGCCCGGCCACGCTCGCCCGCAAGAAGGGCAACAAGCCCCTGATCAACGAAAAAACCTTCGTCACCAGCCGTCTGCACTACGAATCCAGTGCCGACAGCGTGACGGTCGGCTCGTCCGCCGTGCAGGCTGCCGTGCTCCAGTTCGGGGCCAAGAAGGGGGCCTTCGGCGCGACGAAGCGCGGGGCCAAGATACCCTGGGGCGACATCCCGGCCCGCCGCTACCTGCCGATCCAGGAGGACGGACAGCTCGACGACGCCGCCCGCTCGCTGATCCTCGACGCCATCCGTGCGTATCTGGCCGACGGCTGATGCGCTGCGCGCATTCCATGCGACAAAACGAATTGGTATAGTGGTCATATGTGGAAATCAGTGGAATTATGCGCAGGAGCTGGCGGGCAGGCGTTGGGGAAGGAGTAGGACACAATGCCTAGTTTCTACGAGTTTTTTGCCGGCGGTGGCATGGCCCGCGCCGGCCTTGGCCCTGACTGGCAATGTCTTTTTGCCAATGATTTCGATCCGAAGAAGGCGGCCAGCTATGCCGCGAATTGGGGTGCCGATCATCTGCGCGTCGGCGACGTGGCAGCCCTGACAACTGCTGACCTGCCAGGCACGGCCGATCTGGCCTGGGCCTCGTTCCCTTGCCAAGACCTTTCCCTGGCCGGCGCTGGCGCTGGCCTCAAGGGCGAACGTTCCGGCACCTTCTGGCCGTTCTGGAATCTCATCAAAGGCCTGGGCACCGAAGGCCGGGCACCGCGCCTGGTCGTGCTGGAAAACGTTTGCGGTGCCCTTAGCTCACACGACGGCAAGGACTTTGCCGCAATCAGCTCGGCCCTGTCGAGCAGCGGCTATCGGCTCGGTGCCGTGGTCATCAACGCCGTTCATTTCCTGCCGCAGTCGCGCCCACGTCTGTTCATCATCGGTGTGCGAAAGTCATCACCGATTCCTCGCGCCTTGATTGCGGACGGCCCGGAAGAGGAATGGCATCCGCCCGCACTGGTCGAGGCTTACGGCAAGCTCTCAAAGCGCGCGCAAAGCGCTTGGGAATGGTGGCATCTGCCGGCACCGTCGCCACGCACATCGATCTTTGCCGATCTGCTGGAGGATGAACCGAGTGGCGTCATCTGGCACACGGCCGCAGAAACCCAAAAGCTGCTCGGCATGATGAACCCGCTCAACCTGGCGAAAGTCGAGGCTGCCAAGAAAACCGGCGGCCGCCAGGTTGGCGCGATCTACAAGCGCACCCGCGCCGATGGTCCGAACGGTGAGAAGGTGCAGCGCGCCGAAATTCGTTTCGATGACGTGGCCGGCTGCCTGCGCACACCCGTAGGTGGCTCAAGCCGTCAAACCATCATGGTGATTGAGGGTAAGCGCGTTCGCTCGCGCCTGCTGTCGCCGCGTGAAGCGGCCCGCCTGATGGGCCTGCCCGACACCTATGCGCTGCCAACGAAATACAACGACGCTTATCACTTGGCCGGCGATGGCGTAGCCGTGCCGGTCGTGCGCTTTCTTGCCGAACACATCCTAGAACCGCTGTTGGCGGCGGCCCTGGCGTCCGAAAAGAAGGCAGCGTAATGACGGATTTGGTCGCAGCGCTTCGGGACTTCAACAAAGATCGGAAATTCAGCCGAAAGGGCCCGCTGTGCGTGGTGCTTGTCGTTACCCAGCACGCCAGGAAGGGCTTGCCGCTCAACCCGGATGCGCTGCTGACCAAAGCCGGTGGCCAGGTTCTCGGCCTAGGTAAAGACGCGGTACAAGCCGTTCTGAACCGTCACGGCATCACCCGCGTTTTAGCCGCTGAAGGCGGGCGCACCAGTCGCGGCAGCATCAGCAATATGCGCGAGTATGTGGCCTTCCTCAACAGCTTGGCCGCGGCCGGCTCGGTCGATCTCGATGCCGTGGAAGCGTTCTGGATTGAGCGTGTCCACGAATTCTTCTCGGCCAAGCCGTTCAAGATTCGGCTGGACGCATCGCGCAGCCTGCGAACGCTGGTGCGCGACGTGATCGCTCAAGCCGAAGAACGACAGCGCAACACGCCAGGAATGCAGTATGCCGGCGCGGTGCTGCAACATTTGGTGGGGGCTAAGCTCGACTGCGCCCTTGGCGTCGGCAGCTTCGAGCACAACAGCTTTTCAACGTCCGACGCTCAATCAGGACGCGCTGGCGACTTTTTCATTGGCGATGTAGCTATCCACGTCACCACGGCACCGGGCGAAGCCGTCATTGGCCGCTGCCGCGAAAACATCGACGACGGCCACCGGCCAATCATCGTCACGACAGCCAGAGGTCTGTCGGTCGCCGAAGGTCTGGCCGAAAATGCGGGCCTGGGCGACCGCATCGATGTTTTCGAGGTTGAACAGTTCGTAGCCCTGAACCTTTACGAGCTGGGCAAGTTCGCGGCTGAAGGGCGGCGTGTGGCCGTTGGGGATGTGGTGACGCGCTACAACGAGATCGTGGAAGAAGTCGAAACTGACCCCAGCCTGAAAATCGAGTTTCGCCAATGAGCGAGGCACCGCCCGCGCCGCCGCCCGCTTCGAGCCGACGCTGAACTGACCCGCCGCCCTCCAACCCCGACGCGCCAGAATCGCCCCCTGGCGCGTTTTTTTGCCCGCGCAGCTACCCTACCCCATCCCAACGCTTCTAGGGGCCTAGGCAACGGCGGGCAACGGCTCTGCTGGCCTGTTTTGGCGGGCCGAACCGACCATCCCGGCCCAGCCGCCCCGGCTGAACGCTTTCGCGGTGCCCGAATCACCCCGCTTGGCCGACGATGCCGGTCATGCGCAACCCGCCCACACGCCCCGTCTCTGCCCACGGCAACAGCCCGGTGCTGCGGCTTGCGCGCCACGCGGTTTCCATCCCGTTGTCTCCTGCCGACGCCGACGCTGCGTCCTTCACCCCGCCGGAGTGGGTGCACCTCATTCCGGCGGGGACTTTTTCCGGGCGCGACGGCCGCGGGCCGTACACGCTGGACGCTCAGGCCGTGCTGGCCGCCTATGCCGCCAACGGCGCGGACCTGCCCATCGACTACGACCACCAGAGCCTGACCGCCGATGAAAAGGCCGGTCCCGTGCCCGCCGCCGGGTGGATCAAGGAATTGCAGGCGCGCGCGGACGGCATCTGGGCGCGGGTGGAGTGGACGCCGCGCGCGGCCGAGCTGCTCGCCAACAAGGAATACCGCTACCTCTCGCCGGTGTTTCGCTACCAGGCCAAGGACGGCCGGGTGGTGGCGCTGTCCGGCGCGGGGCTCACCCACAACCCCAATCTTTATTTGCAAGCCGCCGCCTCACGAAAGGAGAGCCACGCCGTGGATGAACTGCTCGAACGTCTAATCTATATGCTGAACCTGCCGGTGACGGCCACGCCCGACGAGGTGGCCGCCGAGCTGCAAAAGCTCATCGACCGGCTGAAAACCGCCGAAGCCGCCGCCGCGCAGGCTGCGGAACAACTGGCCGCCGCGCAGTCGCGCGAGCCCAACCCGGCGGAATTCGTGCCGGTGGCCCTGCACAAGCAGGTGGCCGACCAGCTCGCCGCCTTGCAGGCCGACCTGGCCCGCCGCGAGGCCGAGGCGGCGGTGGAAGCCGCCATGAGCGCGCGCAAGGTCAGCCCAGGCATGAAGGATTGGGCGCTGGCCTACGCCAGCCGCGACCTCGAAGGCTTCCGCTCCTTCGTCTCCGCCGCGCCCGAGATCGTCGCTGAGGGCGCGCATCGTCGCACCGAATCCGCGCACGGCGCGGCGCTCACCGACGAAGACCGCCTTGCCGCCAAGTTGCTCGGCATGACCGAGGAGGCGTTCGCCCAAGCCAAACAACTCACCTCGAAGGAGTAAGCCACCATGGCCATCATCACCCCGTCCCTACTCGCCAGCCTGCGCACCGGCTTTTCCAAAGCCTTCCAGGACAGTCTGACCGAAACGCCCACCGACTGGGCCAAGGTCGCCACGCGCGTGCCGTCCAGCTCGGCCAGCAACACCTATGGCTGGCTCAACCAGTTCCCGACGCTGCGCGAGTGGGTGGGCGACCGCGTGCTCAAGGACATGGCGGCGCAAGCCTACCAGGTGCAAAACAAGCTGTTCGAGGGCACGGTCGCGGTCAAGCGCACCGACATCGAGGACGACAACGTGGGCGTGTACACCCCGCTGTTCGCCGAGATGGGCCGCACCGCCGCCACCCACCCGGACCAGCTGGTGTTCGGCCTGCTCAAGACCGCGCACAGCGCCACCTGCTACGACGGGCAGTTTTTCTTCGACACCGACCACCCGGTCTATCCGAACGTGGACGGCACCGGCACGGCGGCGCTGGTTTCCAACGTGCAAGCGGGCACGGGTGAGGCATGGTATTTGCTTGACACCAGCCGCGCGCTCAAGCCCCTCATCTTCCAAGAGCGCACCACGCCGGAGCTGGAGGCGCTGACCTCGACGCAGGATGAAGGCGTGTTCATGCGGGACGAATACCGCTACGGCATTCGCTACCGCTGCAATGCGGGCCTGGGCTTCTGGCAGATGGCGTTCAAGTCGCAGGCCGACTTGACGGCGGCGAACTTCAATGCGGCGCTGGCCGCCATGCAGTCGCTCAAGGCCGATGGTGGCCGCCCCCTGGGCATCAAACCCACCGTGCTGGTGGTGCCGCCGAATCTGCGCGCAGCGGCGATGCAAATCGTCAAGGTCGAGCGCCTGGCCAACGGCGCGTCCAACCCCAACTTCGGCGTGGTGGACCTGATCGTCTCGCCGTGGCTGGTGTAAGGGGATGACGATGGCCGCGAAGAAGCCTGACGCCCAGCCGACCGAGCGCGACACCGTGCGCCTGTCCGTGCGCACCGTGGCCGCACATGGCGAGATGACGCGCTACCGCGCAGGACTCGGCCCCTTCGGGCGCGAGCCGCTGACGGTCGAAGCCACGCCCGAGCAGGCCGAGTCGCTGCGTGCCGATCCGATGCTGATCGTGACCGAGGCGGAGTGACGCCATGCCCTACGCCACGCCGGCCGATCTCGCGCTGCGCTTTGGGGCGGACCGGCTCATCGAGCTGACCGACCGCGACCGCGACGGCTTCGGCGATGACCCGCAGATCGCGCAGGCGCTCGCGGATGCGAGCTTGGAGATCGACGGCTATCTGGCCGCGCGCTACCGGCTGCCGCTGCCGACCGTGCCAGCCCTGCTTGCACGGATTGCATGCGACATCGCGATCTACCGGCTGCTGTCGCTGCGCCGCATGGGCGACATCGAGGATGCGCGCCGCCGCTATGAGGATGCGCGGCGGCTACTGGAAAACCTCGCCAAAGGCGTGGTGGCGCTGGGGCTGCCTGCCGACCTGCCAGAGCCGCAGCAGCCGCAGCTGAGTTTGGCCGCAGCCAGCGTAGGCAGCCCGCGCGTGATGGGCCGTGATGCGACCGGGGGCTACTGATGCTGCTCGCGATCGAAAGCGCGATTGTCGATCGGCTCAAGACGGCGCTCGCACCCTTGCCGGTCGAGGCACTGCCCAGCCGGGGCTACCGCTTCAGTCACGCCAAGGGCGCAGCGGTAGTGACGCTCACCGAACTATCGGCGGGCGGCGTGGAGGATACCGGCGCGTCGGTGCAGGGCGCGGCGGCCACCATCGAGCTGGCGCTGTTTGCCCGATCTTTGCGCGACGGCGCGGGGGTGTGGGACTTGTTCGACGCCGCGCGCCGCGCGCTGCACTCGTTCAAGCCCGCGCCGGGCTGCACGCCGCTCAAGCTTTTGTCGGCCCGGCTGATGGATGGCGAAGCCGACACCTGGGTGCTGATGACGCGCTGGCAGACGTTGGTGCCGCTTGCGCCCGATTTGGACTACGACGGCGGGCCGTTGCTGACCCGCGTCACTTTCGAGGAGACATGACATGGCCATTTACACCTACACCGGCCCGCTGACGAGCTTCACGCTCGCCGATGGGCGCGACGTGATCCTGACCCCCGGCGGGCAGGTCGATCTGCCCGACTGCGACGTGGTCGAAACGCTCAAGGCGCTCGGGCGCTTGATCCCGGTCGAACCCGCGCCCGCCCCCGCCGCACCCAAGCCCAAGAAAGGAGAGTGACCCATGCCCGCCAACTTTTTACACGGCGTCGAGACGATCGAGATCGACAAGGGCCCGCGCCCGATTCGCCAGGTCAAAACGGCGGTGGTAGGACTGATCGGTACCGCGCCGACCGGCCCCATCAATACGCCGACCATCGTGCTGTCGGAAAAGGACGCAGCCGCTTTTGGCTCCATCAGCGACGCCTCCAGCGCCGGGCACTCCATCCCGCAAGCGCTCGATGCGATCTTCGACCACGGCGCTGGCACGGTGATCGTCATCAACGTGTTCGACCCAAATGTCCACACCGTGACCGGAGAGTCTGGAAAGACGGCGATTGCCGCCTCGGACATCATCGGCACGGTGACGGCTTCGGGCGCGCGCACGGGGCTCAAGGCGCTGGATGACACCTATTCGCTCTTTGGCTTCAACGCGAAAATCCTGATCGCGCCCGGCTATGCCACCCTCAATGCGGTCACGACCGAGCTGATTGCCATGGCAGACAAGCTGCGCGCCGTGGCGCTGATCGACGCACCGGCGGGCCTGACCGTGCAGCAGGCGATTGCTGGGCGCGGCACCTCGGGCACGATCAACTTCAACACCAGCAACCCGCGCGCGGTGCTGTGCTACCCGCACTTGAAGGTCTACGACCCGCGCACCAACAGCGAGCGGCTGGAGCCTTTCTCCGCGCGGCTCGCGGGCGTGATGTGCAAGACCGATATGGAGCAGGGCTACTGGTGGAGCCCGTCGAACCACGAGATTTCCGGCATCGTTGGCGTCGAGCGCCCGATTACCGCGCGCGTCAACGACCCCAACAGCGAGGCCAATGCGCTCAACGAGGCGGGCATTGTGACGGTGTTCAACAGCTTTGGCACCGGCTACCGCGTCTGGGGCAACCGCAGCGCGGCGTGGCCCTCTGTGTCCCACCCGAAGAACTTCATCAACGTGCGCCGCACCGCCGATGTGCTGCACGAGTCGGTCGAATACGCCATGCTGCAATTCATCGACCGCCCGATCAATGACGCGCTGATCGATGACATTCGCGGATCGGTCAATGCCTTCATCCGCACGCTGGTCGGGCGCGGCGCGCTGATCGATGGAAGCTGCACCTACGACCCGGCGAAGAACCCGCCGACGGAACTCGCCAGCGGGCATCTGACCTTCGACCTGAGCTTCATGCCGCCGACCCCGGCGGAGCGGATCAGCTTCGAGAGCTTCATCGACATCAACCTGCTGCGCGGCCTGGGCGGACAGCAATAAGGAGTGAGCCATGGCGAAAATCGAAATCCACCGCATCACCAACGCCAACATCTATCTGGACGGGCAGTCGCTCCTGGGCCGCGCCGAGGAAGTGCAATTGCCGCAGGTCAAGGCCAAGATGGTCGAGCACAAGGCGCTGGGCATGGTCGGCACCATCGAAGCCTTCGCTGGCTTCGAAAAGCTCGAAGGCAAGATCAAGTGGGCGAGCTTCTATGCCGATGTGCTGAAGAAAGCAGCCAACCCGTTCAAGGCCGTGCAGCTTCAGGTGCGCGGCTCCATGCCCATCCTGATTGGCGGCTCGGTCAACCGCGAAGCGCCCATCGTCGCGATGCTCTCGGTGGTGTTCAAAAGCCTGCCCGGCGGCAACTTCAAGCAGCACGAAAACGTGGAGCTCGAGACCGAATTCACCGCCTACTACATGAAGCTGACCGTCGACGGCCAGGACGTGACCGAAATCGACGTGCTGGAGAACATCTACAAGGCCGGTGGCGTCTCGCTGCTTGACCAGTACAACGCCAACATCGGGGGCTGACATGCGGCTCGATTGGGAGTGCGTGCGCGCCATCCTGACGGCGCTGGAGGATATGCCCGAGCAGGACGCGCGGCTCATGCCCGGCGATGTGCCGGGCTGGGCCTGGCAGGTGGTGTCGTACCACATCGAGCTGCTGGACGAAGCCGGACTGATCCGCGCGCACTGCCAGCGTGCGCTGGGGGCCGAGCCGCTGTGCTGGGGCGAGCGGCTGACCTTTGCCGGGCATGAGCTGCTGACCGCTCTGCGCAATCAGACCCTGTGGAACCGCATCAAGGCGCGCGTGCGCGATGCCGGGCTGGAGTTGACCGTAGAGGCGGTCAAGACGGCAGCCGCCGCGATCACGCGCCAAGTGCTGGGAGGTTAAAGGATGGACAAGCTCAAGCTCACCTACCCGGTCAAGCTCGCCGACGGGCGCACGGTGGCGGAACTCACGCTGCGCCGCCCGAAGGTGCGCGACCTCAAGCACGCCGCGCGCTATTCGGACAAGACCGAGGAGCAGGAAACGGCGCTGCTCTCGGCGCTGTGCGGGCTGACGCCAGAGGACATGGACGAGATCGACCTGGCAGATTACCGCAAGCTCCAGGATGCCTTTCGGGGCATGCTGGATACCGGAGTCTGATCTATGGCGGGCCGCCGGGCTGCTGGCGCGGTGGTTCCGGTTTCAGCCGTCGGAGATCGACGATTTGACGGTGGATGACCTGCGCCGTTGGCTGGACGTGGCGCGCGAGCAGATCAGCGAGGCCGCTCGATGAAACCCAATGCCACACCGACCGCGCCGGGCAGCAGCCAGACCAGCAGCACCCCGGCGGGCAGCAGCGCCCAGGCCGGCAGCCATAGGGCGCAGGCAAGCATGGCGGCAGCAAAGACGAGGGCGAAGGCGGCGTTCATGGGGGCAGTATGAGCGAGTTTTTTCTGGGCATCAAGCTGGGCGTGATCGGCGCTGGCGCGGTGGGCGCGGCGCTCGGCTCGGTGCGCAGCTCGCTCGACGGCCTCGGGCGCGTCATGGGCGACCTCAAGCGCCGCCAGGATGACCTGGGCGGCGCGATCACCCGGCACATGGGCACGCTCGCCCCCAAGACCTTGGCCGCCATCAACCGCGACTACGAGCGGCTGGGTCAGACCATCGACGCCGTGCGCAAACGGCAAGAGGCGCTGGGTGCCGCCATGGCGCGCCGCCAGGCGCTTGCCGATGAGCGCCAGCGTCTCAGCGGCGAGATCATGGGCACGTATGCCACGGCCGCCGCCGTGGGCGCGCCCGTGCTGGCCTCAGTGCGCGAGGCGGCAGGCTTTGGCGATGCGGTCAAGGACATTGCCATCGTGGGCGAGCTCTCCAAAGAGCAAGAGCAGGTGCTGGGGAGCAGCTTGCGCGCCATTGCGCGCGAGACCAACCAGACCGCGCGCGACATGGCCGCCGGGGTCTCCATGCTGATCGCCAACGGCATGGAGGCGCAAAAGGCCGCCGAGCAGGCGAAGCTGCTGGGAAAGTTCACCACGGCCACGCGCGCGAGCATGGACGATGCGGCCAAGATGATGGTGAGCTTTGACCTCTTGGGTGTATCGGCCAAGGACATGGAGCTCGCCTTTGCACAGGCCGCCAAGGCGGGCAAGCTCGGCAGCTTCGAAGTGCGCGACATGGCCAAGTGGTTCCCGCAGCTGGGCGGCTACATGAAGGCCATCGGCATCACCGGCAATGAGGCGGTGGTCAACATGGCCAGCCGCCTGCAAATCGCCATGCGCACCGCAGGCAGCACGGACGAGGCGGCCAACAATTTCCGCAACTTCCTCGCCAAGCTCACCAGTCCCGACACCAAGAAAGACTTCGAAAAACTCGGCATCGACCTGCAAGGCTCGATGATACGCGCCGCGCGCCAGGGGCTCGACCCCATCGAGGCGGGCATCGGCATCATCATGGACAAGATGGCGCAGCGCAGCCCGAAGGTGGCCGCCGAGCTCAAAGCCTTGTCGGACGAGGTCGCCAAGATCAAAGACCCGGCGCAGCGCGCGGCGGAACTCGAGCGCCGCCGCACGATGATCGAAGCACTCGGCCAGCGCGCGGGGTTGGGCGAGATGTTCCAGGACATGCAGGCCATGAGCTATCTCCTGGCCGAAATCCAGAACCGCGCCGACCTCAAGAAAATCCAGGCCGAGACTGCCACCGGCAAGGGCGCGTCCGGCCAAAGCGCGCTGGATCAAGACTTCGCCAAGCGCATGGAGTCGCCGCTCGAGCAGTTCAAGCGCTTCAAAATCGAGCTGCAAGACCTCGCCATGACCGTGGGCGACGCGCTGCTGCCACCGCTGCTGGAGATCGTGCGCGCGGTGCAGCCTGCGGTGTCGGCCTTCGCGGCCTGGGCCAAGGAGCACCCGGCGCTCATCAAGGGACTGATCGGCGCGGCGCTGGGCATGGCCGCGCTCAAGGCCGCTGTGCTCTCGGGCGCGTGGGCGCTCAACTTCTTCGTCAAGTCGCCGCTGGCGCTGCTCAATGTCGGCTGGCAGACGCTGGCCGCGCGCGTGCTGATCGGGCGCGCGGCGCTGCTCGCGGGCGCGGGGCCGCTCCAAGCCATCGGCATGGCTGCCGGGCTCTCCACCGGAGCGGTGGCCAAACTCGGTGCGGCCTTCGCCTGGATGAAGGGCGCGGCGGTGACGGCGCTGACCGCCGTGGGTCGCGCCGTGCTGTGGCTGGGGCGGGCGGTGCTGCTCAACCCCATCGGCCTGGTGCTGACGGCGATCGCGGGCGCGGCGTATCTCATTTGGCGCAACTGGGACACCATCGGCCCGCTGCTGGGCAGGGTCTGGGGGCAGATCCAGAGCGGGTTCGAGGCCGCCTGGGCGTGGCTCAAGGGACTGCCAGGGCGGATGCTGGACATGGGTCGCCAGATCGTCGCGGGCCTGATCAATGGCATTCAAGCCAGGCTCTCGGCGGCGAAAGAGGCGGTCATGAACCTGGGCACGACGGTGCGCGACGGGCTCAAAAACCTGCTCGGCATCCGTTCGCCATCGCGCGTGTTTGCCGAGCTCGGTGGCTTCCTGGGCGAGGGTTTGTCGCATGGAATGCGGGCAAGTCTCGGCCAAGTGCAGAAAGCCGCCGCCGCGATGGCGGGTGCGGCGACGATTGCGCTTGCCCCGCCCGCGCTGGCCCTGCCGCCCATGCCAAAAGTCGGAGCTGGCGCAGCGCCGGGCGCGCCGATGCAGATCACCTTTGCGCCACAAATCACGGTCAACGGCGCGGCCAGCCCTGAGGCGGCGCGTGCGCAGGTGACGCAGGCGGTGCAGTTGAGCTTTGCCGAGTTCGAGCGCTTCATGCGCCGCTATGACGCCGAGCGCCGCCGCGTCGGCTGGGAGGGGACGACATGAGCCTCTATGCCGTGCTCAATGACACCGAACTCGAGATCATCACCTGGCTCGACGGCCTGTCCATGCGCTATGGCGCGGAGTATGCCGAGCAGGGGCTGATCGGGCGCAAAAGCCTCTTGCAATACACCGGGCACAAGCCCGATGAGGTGAGAATCGACGCGCGCCTACATGCGCAGTGGTGCAACCCGGCGGATGAGGTGCGGCGCATCAAGGACAAGATGGACGCCAAGGAGCCGGTGGCCTTCGTGCTCGGCACCGGCGAATACCGGGGTGTGTTCGTCATCACCGAGGCGGAGGTGACGACCACGCAGACCGACGGCTATGGCTCGGCCATCGCCTTCGAGCTCTCGATCACGCTGCGCGAGTACGTGGGCGACCCGGCGCAGCCCAACCCGCCGGGCGTGGTAAAGAGCGGCTTTCGCATCCCCATCGAGGCCGCAACGGTCGACGACTTCGACCTGATCGAGGCCGCGCCCTTGAGCAGCCCCGGCGGCATCGCGCAGATGGCCGCCGATGGGCTCTCGGCCATCGCGCGCGGGGTGGGTCTGGCGGCTGATGTGGCGAGCTTCGCGGCGCTGGCGCAGAGCAACCCGGCCTCCGCGCTGCTGGCGCTGCCGGGGCTTGCCGATAGCGTGTCAGCCTTCGGCGCGACAATCCCGGTCGAAGGCTTCGATGCGCTGCGCGGCGTCGCTGCGGTCGCTGCCGACGCAAGCCAGGTGCTCGGTGCCTTCCAGTCGGCTCGCGGGCAGTTCGGCATGGCAGCGGGCGCGCTCTGGGGTGGGATTCCGGGCGTTTCGGCGGCCCTGTCGAGCGTGCGCGCAGGTGCGCAGGCGCTCGAGGGCGCGCGCGCGGCCGTCGGGCGCATCGCGGCAAACGCTGCCAGCCGCCTACCGGTGGAGGGCTGGGCATGACACAGGCCATTGTGCACACCACCATCGACGGCGAGCGCTGGGACTTGCTCGCCTGGCGCTATTACCGCGACGTGCGCGAGATGTCGCGCCTAATCGCCGCCAACCCGCATGCGCCGCGCGCTGGGCTGCTGCCCGCTGGGCTCCAGATTGCGGTGCCGCTGATCGAGCGGACCGCCGCCGTCTCCACCGCCGGACTGCCGCCATGGAAGCGATAACGCCTGCCGTGCGCATCACCTACAACGGGCGCGACATCACGGCAGACCTCACGCCCTACCTGATGCGCGTCGCCTACACCGACCGGCTCACGGGCGAGGCGGATGCGCTGGATGTTGAGCTGGCCGAAACCGACGCCGTGAAAAGCCGCTGGCTCTCCGAGTGGTATCCCGACAAGGGCATGGAGATCGCCGCCGAAATCGGCTATGCCGGGCAGCCGCTCGTCCCGTGCGGGGCCTTCGACGTCGACGAGATCGAGGTCGAGACGCCGCCCATGACCATCCGCATCCGGGCGCTGGCGACGGGTATTTCCCGCGCGGTGCGCACCCGCATCGGGCGCAAGTACGAAAACACCACGCTCGCCAAAATCCTTGACGAGATCGCCCAGCGCATCGGTGCCAAGCGCAAGGGCGAGGCGGCCAACATCCCCATCGACCGCGCGACTCAATATCAGGAGACCGATTGGGCTTTCGCGGTGCGGATCGCTCGCGAATACGGATATGCGCTCAAGCTCACCGACAACAACAAGGCGTTGGCCGTCATGAAGCTCGGCGAGGACGCCGAACCGGTGCGCACGCTGGCGCCCGCCGACCTCACGCGCCTGTCTTACCGCGACCGCATCACCGATGTGCCGAGCCGCACGGAGCTGCGGCATCACGATGCGGCCACTGGACAGCTCGTGGTCTATGGCGCATCGAAAGGCGTCATGGCCCCCGAAGACACGACCACGGCAAGCGACACGAAGAAGCGCCATGTGCGCGCGAAGACCCAGGCGCAGGCCCAGGCCATCGCCGAGGCCGAGCAGGCGCGGCACGAGATCGACAAGACCAGCCTGGAAGTGGCGCTGCCCGGCGACCCAAAGCTGGTCGCGGGCGCGGCGGTGGATGTGACCGGCTGGTCGCGGCTCGACGGCCGCTACCTGATCATCGAGGCGCGGCATGAGATCGGCCGCAGCAGCGGCTACGCCACGACGCTGCTGCTCAAGCGCATCAAGGAGCAGGCATCATGATCGAGACCCTACGCGAGTCGCTCGCTACGCTGCGCTTTGGCGTCGTGACCGCCGTCGATGCCGCCACCCACCGCGTGCGCGTGCGCCTGCCCGACCTGGATGATCTGGAGACCTACTGGCTGCCGGTGCTGGTCGCGCGCACGCACCGCGACCGCTTTGAGCATTTGTTTGACGTGGGCGACCATGTGGCGCTGCTGCTCGATCCGCGCGGCGAGGAAGGCGTGGTGCTGGGCGCGATCTACTCCGCGCGCGATCCGTCTCCGGGCGGTACGCCCGACATCACCCGCGCGCGCTTTGCCGACGGCACCACGGTCGAATACGACCGCGCCGCGCACCGGCTGCGGGTCCACTGCGTGGGCGACATCGAGATCGTCTCCGACACGCACCTGACGCTGCGCGCGCCGCGCATCGACCTCAATCCGTGAGATGCCTGCCGCACATCGCCATACCGACATCTGCACCGGCCACGGCTGTTTCCCGGCGCGCGCCAATGCCGAGGGCAGCCCAGATGTGTTCGTCAACGGCCTGGGCTGGCACCGCGTGGGCGACGGCTGGCAGCCGCACGGCTGCGCGGTCTGTGTGCCCCACGGCGGGGCGCTCGCGGCAGGCTCGGCCACCGTCTTTGTCAATGGCCGCGCCGCCGGTCGCATCGGCGATCCGGTCAGTTGCGGCTCCAGCGCCGCCACCGGCAGTGGCAATGTGTTCGCTGGGTGAACCCTTTCCGCATGCCTTTATCCGGCGATCTCGCCGACCATTACGGATATGAGCCTGCACCCGTCCACCCACCACTGGCAGCCCGCGCTCGGCAGCGACGGCTTTGTCGAGGGCGTGGACGACCTCCGCCAGGCGATTGCCATCATTCTGCGCACCCCGCAGGGCAGCGACCCGCTGCGGCCCGACTTCGGCAGCCGGGTGTGGATGTATTTGGATCATCCCATCGACCGCGCGCGCCCGCACATCGTGCGCGAGACGGTCGAGGCCATCCGCCGCTGGGAGCCGCGCGTCAAGGTCACGCGCGTGGTGGTCGCGCTCGATGACGACGCGGCCATCCGCGTCACGGTGTATTTCAAGCTCAGCGACGGCGGCGACGAAATCAGCGCCGAGGTGAGGCCGCGATGACCGAGCTGCTCAAGATCATCCCGGACGATCCGCAGGCGGTGACCAGCGAGATCATCGCCGCCTACGAGACGGCCACCGGCAAGACGCTCTATCCGGCGCAGATCGAGCGGCTCTTGATCGACCTGATCGCCTACCGCGAAACCCTGCTGCGCGCCGCGATCAACGACGCCGCACGGCAGAATCTTGTGCGCTTTGCCCGCGCGCCCATGCTGGACTATCTGGGCGAGCTGGTGGGCGTGGCGCGTCTTCCGGGCGAGAGTGACGAGCGGCTGCGCGCGCGCATCCTGGAAGCGCCCGAGTCCTTCAGCGTCGCGGGGCCGCGCCTCGCCTACCGGCACCATGCCATGCGCGCGCATGCCTCCATCGTCGATTGCGCCGTGCGCTCGCCCGAGCCGGGGCAGGTGGTGCTCTATCCCTTGACCGACACCGGCCTGCCGTCCGCCGAAATCAAGGCGCTGGTGCTGGCTGCGGCATCCGCCGAGGATGCGCGCCCCATCTGTGATCAAGTGAGCGTTGAAGACCCGGCGGACTACGCCTTCACGGTCAACGCCGTGTTGACGATCCGCGCGGGTTTTGACGCCGCCGCCGTGCGCGCTGCGGCTGAGGCAAGCCTTGCGGCGCAGCTCGACGCCATGCGCTTGCGGCTCGGCGCTGACATCGTGCGCACCCAGCTCATCGCCGCGCTGCATGTCGAGGGGGTTTACCGGGTCGATCTTGTCGCACCGAATGCGGACACGACCGTGCCTGAGCACGGCTGGGCGCATGCGGCGAGCGTGACCGTCACCGCCGGAGGGTATGCCGATGCCTGACCGCCTCGCCCCGGATGTGATTGCGCTCGATGCGCGCTTTGCGCCGCTCGCCGAGGCGACGCAGCGCCTCGAACGCTTGCCGCTCGATGGCCTCTTGACCTACCTGGTCGAGACCGTCCCAGCCGCCTTCCTGCCGGAGCTGGGGCGGCAGTTTCACATCATGGGCCTTGAGGGCTGGCGCTTCGCGGAAGATGACGCCGAGCGCCGCGCCATCATCCGCGAGGCCATCGCGCTCCACCGCCGCAAGGGCACGCCGTGGGCCATCCGCCGCGCGCTCGCGCAGATCGGCGTGGAGGCCGAGATCGTCGAGCCTGCCGACCAGCGGCGCGCCTATGCAGCCTTCAATCCGCTGCTCGTCGATGGCTCGTGGCGTCTTGATGGCGCGCACGCCATCCGCCCCATTGAGCGCCTCGCCGCCGTGCCGCAATTGCAGCACTGGGCGAGCTTCTTCGTGCGCATCAATCTGGCAACCGCCGCCAGCGCCGATCTGGCGCTGCTGCGTCAAGTGGTGCGCGAGTGGGCGCCGGTGTCGCGTCATCTGATCTTGCTGGAATGGCTGGGTCTCACCGTACAGCAGCGCACGCTGTCCGATCAACGGCTGCGGCTCGACAAGCGCCTCTGCGTGCCCTACGCCTGGCCGGGTGAGCAGCTGCACGGCTGCCCGTCTCGCGCCTGGCGCCTTGGGCGTGACGGCGAAGCGGTGCGTCTGCCCGCTGCCTTCGGCTCCTTCCGCGTGGGCGAGCGGCGCGGCGCAGTCGTGGGCCGTCTGCTCGCCGCCCGCCGCGCGCAAGGCTGGCAGGCAGTGCGCAAGACCTGCGCCGCCTGGGCCTGGAGGCGCGAGACGCTGCCGCCGGATGGCGTCACCCCTTCGCGCCTGCGCTTATCTGGTCTATGGCGGCTGGGCCAGCCGCGAACCCCCTTGTTCGAGATGAGGAGTATTCATGTCTGAAGCCGTCACCCTGGACGCCTTCCGCGCCCGCATTGCCACCCACATGGCCGGTGGCGCGTCGCTGCCAGCGGTCGCCCAGATGGCCTTTGGCGACGGCGGTCACGACACCGCCGAAAACCCCAAGCCCGTCCCGACGAGTCGCACCGCGCTCTTCCATGAGCGGCTGCGCAAGCCGTGTGCCATCGTGCAGATCAGCCCCACCGAGGTACAGGCCACGGCCTATATCGACGAAGCCGAGCTCGTAGGCGTGACCGTCTCCGAAGCGGCGCTGGTCGACACCGCGGGCAACCTCATTGCCATGAAAACCTTCGCGCCCAAGCACAAGGAAAGTGACGAGCGCATCGAGATCAAGCTGACCCTGCGATTCTGAATAGGAGTCCATCATGCCCCTGCCGCACAACACCATTACCCCGATCCCGAACAACGAACCTGAAGCGGTGCCATCCCTTTGGAACACCCGCTATGCCGAGATCGACGAGAATTTCGCCAACCTCGATGGGCGCACCACGTCGCTCGAGGCCGAAGTCTCCGGCGCCCGCGCGGGACGCCCCAACCTGGGCGCTGCCATCACCGACATCATGACGAGCCTGGGCCTGATCGGCGACACGCTGACCGGCATGGCCAGCCCCGTATCGGTTCAAAAAGCGGTTGAGCTCGACTGGCTTTACCGCAATCGGCGCATCGCCTTCGAACTCTTCGCCGACGGCTACCGGCTGCGCAACATCGCTCCCGTCCAGGTGACCAACGGCGTCATGGGAGACGATTCCATCGACGTTGCGGATACCACGCCCTTTCGCGTCGGGCAAGACTACTGGCTGGTCGAGGGCAATGACGTCGCAATGGTGCGCATCGCCGCCATCCTATCACCTACCCGGCTGCGGCTCACCAGCAACCTCTCGCGCAACTACAGCAACGCCGCCGTCATCACAGGACAGACCTTCACTCCGCGCGCAACCGGCGGCGTCAATGCCCCGGTGGGCAGCCGATGGATTTCCAAGGCCATCAACCTGGGCGACGACAACACCAGCCGCGCCGTGGTCATCCGCCGCGCGCACGACGGTGCGAACGTGCGGCTCTATTACCGCGACAGCATCACCTCGACGACTTGGAGCGAGCGCCAGTGGTCGGTCAAGCGCGTGGGCGCCCCGGATGCCCCCAACGGCGTGCCCGACGGCTACGCCGACTATGAATACCTCGTGCCCATGCGCGGCGAAGGCTTCCTGCGCCTCGTGGTCGAGGATATGGACACCGCCATCCTGCACATCGTGGCGCTGGGCAGCCCCACCGCCATGGGCGGTGTACCAAACCCGGCCAGCGCCCCGAATGCGCCAGCCATCAGCAACCCGGCGAATGGCGCGACCAACATCGGCGCAGCGCCTACCGTTTCGATTGCCGCTTACAGCTCGCCGGTGGGCAACGCATTCGACGCAGCGCAGTTCCAGATCGCGACCAGCAACACCTTTGCCACAGTCATTTGGGACAGCAACTGGATCAACACCCAGTCCGCCACCGTTCCGTCGGGCATCTTGCAAACCAACACCACCTACTACCTGCGCGCCCGCGTGCGCGATGCCTCCGGCCTCACCTCGGCCTGGGGCGCGACCTCGAGCTTCACGACCAAGGCAAGCTTCGCCTACGTCAATACGCCGTCCATCACGAGCCCCACCAACGGACAGACCGACATCCCAGAGCAGCCCACCATCTACAGCTCCGCCTTTGCCGTCTCCGGCGGCTCGGACACCCATGCCTCCAGCCAGTGGCAAATCCGCCTGGCATCAGGCACTTGGGCCAGCCCAGTGCACGACTCGGGCGAGACCACCACGGCCAAGACGCAATACACCGTGCCCGCGGGCGTGTTGCAAGCCGGGCAGACCCAATACGTGCTGCGCGTGCGGCACAAGGGCGCAAGCCTTGGCTGGTCGGAATGGTCGGCCGATGTGACCGTGACCACCAAGCAGCAGTTCGCCTCCATCATCGGTCTGGTGCAGGTGGCCACGGGCGGCGGCGCGGGCACCTACCAGCGCGTCGATGAAAACTTCACCGCCGTCACGCGCGATGCGGCCTGGTTCAACAACCACCCGACCTATGCCGGGATCGTCACCCAGACCATTGACGGCCAGTCGATGGTCAAGATCCCGAAGTTCTACTTCAAGGCGGGCACGGTGCCGTCTGGCACCTACGCAGGCAAAGCCTACTGGATGATCTCCGACCAGCCGGTATCGGGCTTTACCGTGCATCCGGCCTTCCTCGGCGCTGGTGGGGGTGAGCTCGACCAAATCTGGGTCGGCAAATACCAAGCCTCCTACGACGGCAGCAGCAAGGCGCGGTCCATCGCCGGAGTGCTGCCGATGGTGAGCACGGACTTCCCGACCGCGCGCGCCCGGGCGTATGCGCGCAACACCGGCGGCGTCACGGGCTTTCGGCTGTGGTCGATCTACGATTTGGCCGCCATTCAGATGCTCGCCACCATCGAAATGGGCGGGCTGGACATGCAGTCCCTCATCGGTCAAGGCCGTGTCAACCAGTCGTCTGCCGCCAATGTCGATGCTTCCGATGTCGCACAGGCCACATGGCGCGGGATCGTGGGCTTATGGGGCAACGTCTATCAGATGGTGGACGGGATCAAGACCCTCAACGGCAACTGGTACCGGTGGCAATACAACGTACCCGGCAATACCACGACGAGCGACTTCTCGTCGGGCTACGTCAACACCAGTCAATCCGTGGTCAATGGCGGTAACTACCTGGTCACATTCAACACGGCTTTGCTGGCAAGCGGCATCATCGCTGCCTCTACAGTCGACAGCGCGGCCAGCAACGGCTCGACTGGCGACTACTGGTATTCGTATTCCGATGCTTCGGACCGAATCTGGTATCACGGCGGCTACTGGGGCGGCGGCTCGGACGCCGGGCTGTTCTATGCGGACGTGCACTTCGTCCCGTCGTACGCGGACGGCAGCGTCGGTGCCCGCCTCGCGAAGGTGTGATGGGTCATGGAGCCGATGGGTCATGCTTCCCAGCCCGCGCCCGAGGCGCGGGCGCTCACCAGGCAAGAAGAGGCGGCGCGCTATGCGCCGTATCAGGCGCTGCTGGAAAAGCTCGCCGAGCTGGATGCCTACAGCCACACCATCATGCCCACGCCAGCATCAAATGGACGCTGGCCGGGCTTTTGAATGACCTGATCCTCACAAGGAGCGCACCATGCTGACCATCGAAAATCACACCCTCATCCTCGACGGCGTTCAGCACCCGCTGCCGCAACTGGACAAACCCGCCACGGTCGAAGTCTGGCGCGTACCGACAGAATATCGACCAATCGGCATCTTTATCTCAGTCGCTCCTATCGGCGAGCCGCAGGAAGTGCCCGCGTGCAATCTGGCCGA